TCGCAAAACCAGTTTTTACTGGCCCCGATGCATTCCAGACATCCTGCTTGCCATACTCTTTGCTTGGAGAGACATACATCGGGCCTTGGTTTTTGTACGTTGTTGGCGCGAGGTATTCATGCCCGAACTGATCGATTTTTATTTCTACTCCTTCGGTGCCAGATGCTAGCCGTTTGTACGCCTCTTGAGCAATCGAAGATCGATTCGACGAGTTTTTCAGAAAATCCAGCCAGGTAGCATAGTCAATACTCAATCCGGGGCCACCAGATGGCTTGCCGCCTTCTATTGCAGCCCGGATCAATGCCTCTATAGCAGCCTCTGGGGACATGGTATCTTGAACTGTGCCATGCCGTTCACCATTTGCCCCATAAACAGGCTGGCTGCCGAAAGATTCATTAACCGCATAATTTATGGCCCACTGTGATGAGGGGATGTGCGCCTCATTTGGACCCATTACGTAGGCCCCTGGAACTTTCTCCTCAACTTCCTGTCCGGCTTGAATCTCGGCTGGACTGCGATCTTTATCCTCAGATCCGCCCGCCCCAGGGAACCAGCCCTTGATGGCAGCGGAGATGGTGCCGGGCAGGTTCTTGATCGCTTCAATCAGATCTTCGAATCTGCCTATTAGCCAATTCCACAGCCCATCAATAACACTTGCAGGAGATTCCTGGTACTCCTTAAAGGCTCTTGTCAAATAGCTTGGTACCTGGTCTTCTGGAACCGGCGTGCCTTCGGGGGTATACCATCCTTTTTTATTCTCCTCATTATAATAGCGTATACCACCAGCGGTCTCGACTGCCTTTTCGTATTTTGTTTCGGCTTCCTTTTTGGTTATCCCTAAGCCGTCTTTGATATACTGCACTCCACCTTGGATGGTATTCCAGAGACCTCGCAAGAACTCTTCCATTTTCTGCCAAATGGTTGTGGCTGCTGATATGAGATCGTTTAAGATTGAGCCATTGGACCATATATCCCTCAAAAAGTCGACTATGGAAGCAATCGTTTTCAGTACTGGCGAGGTTGCCATTAATGCGTCGAAACCTATCTTTAATACGCCACTCAGCCCACCGCTCCCTATAGTATCAAGCATATCTTTGAGGGCTTTCTTACCACTTTCAATATACCCGATTATGCCCTTACCAATACTACTATCGGAGAATGCATGCCAGGCCTTTGTGACCAGCCCAAACTTCTTTTCTAGTACATACAGACTAGCAACCAGGGCTGCAACTGCTATAATAACAATTCCAAGCGGATTAGCTGACATTGCCACATTAAGCGCCCACTGGGCGACGCTCATCATTCGCGTGGCTATGCTGGCCTTCTGCATGAGTCCGACGACTGTCATCAGGCCAGGGACGAGAGAGCCAATTACAGATACCACCAGCAACGCCGATGCTGCAACCCCCGTAAGCACCGCGGCCCAGCCCATCGCGGCGCCCAGGCCTGGTATCTTTCCTATAACGTCGGAAAGTTTTATGAATGCTCCCAATACTTTATTTAACACTGGAATAACCGCATCGCCCATCGCAGCGGTTGTTGCTGTTAGTCTTTTGGAAAGAACTTGTTCAGGTCTGGTCGCAGTGATGTCCTCCATATTATATTTCGAGGTTTCTTCTCTTATGTACCCCATTCGGGCCTGGGGGGTTCTTTTTGCAAAATCCAGGGCGAAACCTAGTTCGGTTGCCCTATCCTGGGAGAACTCGGCGGAGGATACCTCTAGAGCTAATTGTTCAGCCGACGTTACGCCCTTCTTCTTCAGCATTTCCTGATTAGCATAATAATACTTCTCGAAGTCCTCAGTGGCTCTCTGGGCAGCCTCTTGCGATATGTGCGGATTTCTAGCTAGGATAGTTTGGAACGTGCCCATCCGTTCGCCGCGGCCAGCACTCCAATCGACCCCCTGCGCTTCTTGAATCCACGTCTCTGCGGCTGCTCGGTCGGTCAACTTTCGTTGCATCAGGCCGGTATTCAGTGTCGACTGAATATAATTTTGAGATGCTTTGGAACTCATAGCGGCGGCGCTGGCAACGGAGATCATGCTTCCAGCAGCCACCACAAGAGCAGCGCGATATCGGGTCAGGCTGGCCGAAGCGCCCTCAAGCCACCTAGTGAATCCCGATCCACTTGTGGCTACAAAATTTCCCAAAGCGGCTTTGAGGGAATTCACACCAGAGTACATGTAGCCACTGGTGCCCCAGAATTTCGCCAGATCGCTCTGTCTCTGAAATTCCGTGGATACATTACTCAGAGACGAAACCAAACTAGGGCCGAGCACAGTGCCAGCTCGCACCACGCCGGAGAGCATCGCCTGATATTGCTGCAAGGGAGCAATCGCTTTGCCGGCGATAGCCGACCCTAGCGCGTTCATATCTCGCACAGCGCCAGACGACGCTGCACTTACGCTATCGGCTGATCGCCGCGCCTGGTCGAGGTTTAAACTAACGCTGGATTTCTTTAGCAATGCATCTCTCTGCTGGATGATATTGGCTAGCTGAGATGATGCGGCCTCGGCCCCGTCGACCTCGACCCTAATTGCGACTGTTCGTTCTGTCATTAGCGATACCGCATATCGTTTTGCACAAGCTGACGGACTTTGTCATCCAGGATCTTACGCAGGCCCCGTTGTTTCTTCTTCTTCTCCTGGAGGGCCTCAAATTCTTCAGTTCCTGGCATCAACGCACGTTTGGCTCGGAAGTAGTCTTTAGTAGATATGCCTTCTTGCATTTCCGTATCCTCCCTTTTCACCAACCCATTCCCGGCCTTGATCTGGGCGTCTTCCATTCCAGCCAGGCACAGAAAAAGGATCTGAGCGGATGTAAGGTCCTGCACTGGGCCAAATCCCTGGCCTAGGCAGGCGATCCGGCTCCAGACTGCTCCTTCTGGCGAGAGAAAAAATCCTGGACTTCCGACCATGAAGAGGTGGATGCTCCTATCGCAGCCATGCCGACCATTAGCACTGTGAAGCCTCGGAACTCTTCGACCATCTTATTTACGTCGCAGTCCTCGCAACCTTTCCCCTTGCACGGACAGTCTGGATTTGGAACAATAGCTGCCTTACAGATCTCTCCGAGGAAAAGCGTAAGTTCAGGTGACAAGGCTCTTGACCCCTTCTGGACGATCTCTGGGGTTGCAGCATTATCTTGGAGGGATTTGACCTCCTCAGGGGATAGTGTCTGAGACGACAAGGATGCTATCGCGTCTTCCAGCTTGTATCCTGCGCGGGCTTCTATCCGGGCCAGTTCGAGATCGGGTATGGCATGGACCCTAACAATGTCGCCACCATATTGCGGTAATGGAACCTCGATCTCATAATTTTTTCCCATCAATGTCTTTTTTCTGCTGATATAATTCGCCATGCGTCACCTCATTTCATTATAAAAAATCTCAGATAGAACCATTTTGGGTTCTATCTTGGCAATTTGTAGGAATACTTGAAATCCCTGGAGGATACTACTGTATTCTTCTCTGGAATATCGCGGTTTACTTTTGTGACTTTGCAATCTATCAGAGCCTCGATATACCCGACCAGGCTCTCATTCTGCAAGACGGCCTCAACCTGCTCCTCGAAAGTCGTGCCTGTGCCAGGGGTCCTTTTGCCCTGCACTTCCACTATATAAATATCAAAATACTTTGATAGACCCTCATCTGCTTGATCCTGCAAGAGACTTGTGAGAGTCAGCACGTCCTTCTGAGTCAGCACGTTCTCACCCGTGACCAAAAAGCTGGCATAGGTGAATGTTCCGGTGTAAGTATTCTCCTGGCTGGTTAGGGCTAGGGGATCATGCGAACCGGTGCCATGTTCGTCTGTGACGTTGTGATTAACTGCGTATGTCATTGACCGCAGGGGGAAATATGCCCCCGCGATATCAATAACAAGATCCAGACCTGATATGTTATGTAGAGCATAGCCATCCTTTGTCATGTAGGTTGACTTAGGATGATGACCAATGGAATTATACGTGTCTGCCATTTTCAGGCCTCCGCGATTGCTGAGGTGTCATAATACCCGACACCCATCCAGGTATAGACCCGCTCAATATGTCCCACAGGCTGGATCTTCATAGCGATGTCTACTGCGTTGTGGTCTGCCTCATTGGGCGTGACTGCCAGGGTGTATGTATCCAGAACGCCAGCCGCCTTGTGCCGGTTCAAAAATACATCTATCGATGCCTGCATTCTAGCCAGGTTGGTTGCCGTCCTGCGCTCATTCAAGAACTTCTTCACGATCTGGTCAACCTGGATGATGATAGCGCAAATCGTCCGAACATCTACGGTTCTGTAGAAGCTATCGTCAAGATTGGTTGTAACGCCCACATACGGATGCACGCCCGTTTCTTTGATGAGCACTTCCAGGCCCGCTGCGTTTAGGACTTCCCTTTCAGCATCATTCCACTGGAAAAGCAATCCCTGGACGCCTCGGAGACTGTTATCGTCAACAGCGGGGCTTGTGCCTAGCCTAAGGACTGCCTCTTGCCCTGCCCTCGCGCCTGCTAGATTCTTCTCCTGTTCATCGAATCCATTCGATATCAGCGTCATGAACAAGTTCTGGTAACCAGACACAAGTTCGGTTAGTTCCTCAGCGGTCGCGGTCTGGTCCAACGATATGAACCCCTGGGTCGGTGACATTTTTCCGACGGGTTTATTGGCCATCTTGGTCAAGAAGGCATCCATCAAAGCCACGATCTCATACTGACCTTCTGCGATGCCGTACTGAGTCGCAAACACCGCCGACGGGAAGACATTTGCGGGCATGTCCTCAACAACTACATTGAAGGCAGCTTCCCAATCGTCTTCGGTGATGGCAGCTCCATTCGATCCGCCGGTCATGTTCGTTGCTTCCATGACCGCAGGAAGATGCGTAGCTCCAACAGCAGCAGTAAACGTGACCAAGGGGTCGCTCTTCATCTTTGCAGCCAGCATGGTCAGGCTCTTGATATTGTTATATACCACTGGCTGAGTTCCGGCGTCCACGTCCACGATAGTTATTTTTCGAGTTTTGTACTTGTAGCGCACCTCGATTTTCTCAGAGGTGGTGGGCCATTCTGTGGCCGCAAATGTCAGCGTTCCTGTAATCGGATTAAGTAGGACCTTGCCTGCATCTGGTGTAGTGCCAGTATAGACGATGGGGATAGACACGCCTGCGACTTCGACATAATTAATGGTCGCCGTGCTGTCGATATCATCATACATCAATGCGTAAGGAGTTTCTTGCCCAGTCCCTGCGAATGCCTCAACTATCGTAGCATTGATATCTCCATTCGTGATTTCGATAGTCGGAATATTTCCCGACACACCCGGTCCGGTTGCTTGGAATGTACCCACCCCTTCATCACTGCCATCCACAACATCCAGCGAAGCGGTCGCATATCCTGTGCCCAGGACCCGCACGCCGTAAACGATAGATGCGCCCTGGTCAACGGCGTCTTCGAGTCCTTCCTTAAGTGGGCCGGAGTAGTATGTCTTCTTGATCTTACTGGCTGCGGACCCTGCGATGCCGTATGGCACCATCGCCGGTCCTCTATCGGCGGTGCCGATACCCACGACCACGCCACGGCCAACCGTGACAACTACCTGGCCGATAGACTCAAGGGTGACAACATGTCGCAAAAAGTTATATTGATTGCCTAGAGTTATTTCTGCCATTTAATATTCCTCAATCTCGACTGGAACTCTTTTGTTCCGTGCTTCCTTTAATCCCGATTCCTTTACCCACTTTTCGTATTGCGCGCGTGTAATGGGCGGATTTGGCAGTAGCAAAGCGTCTACTGCTCTCATGTAGATTGTCTTTTTCACAATAAACACCTCAAATCTCATTTGGGGCAATATAAGCAGTTATTCCAAACGAGAGTTCAACTTCCTTTATATCTGCTGTCCATTCAATGTGCTGATCAGATTCGCCGACCTGCATCTCGGTGTGCACGTGCTTGATATAATCCGCATCAGGCACTGCAGAGACTTCATACTCAAATCGCAGATCCACTTGTGCCCAGTATAGGTTTTTGCCATTGTCCAAGCGTTCAGGTGGCAATGGCC